CTAGGTATGTCAGCGCGCCAAGTGTCTGCCCGGCAGTAAACGGAACGGACAACTCTTGAACTGAGCCGGGCTGGCGCATACGCACGATTGCGCCAATCTCGTTGTTTAGAACGTCGTCAATATTAACTGCGCCTTCAACGATGCCAAGGCGAGGGTTGTTTGTCATCGCCACGTTATCAAGGATTGAACGCAGCACAGATGTGGCGGCGTCTTGGTCATCCATAACAATCTCGGCCAGTGAGCGACCGTAAAATGTGTGTGGCTCTGGGTCGATTTCAAATTTGGCAAACGGCAACTCATCGCATGGCTCAACGTCCAGCAACTCATAGGCAGTGCCACCGCATGTGAGCTTGTGCAGAATTGGCACGCCAGTTCCGTCAGCATCAATGCGCATATACGCTTCCGTCACAGTGACGTTTCGCATCGCCGGGTCTTGCTCATCATCGTCAGAGGTGTCCATGTCATAGCCACGGCGCTCATACACCTCTGCCTCTGTCATTTCTGACCCGCTCTCCAAGCTATCTAGCTTGAGAACAACGTCAGGATCGTAGCCCATCGCGATCAAATCGCCAGCGCGCATGTCTGTGCGGTGCGCAACTATATACGCATCGTTAAAGCTGCGTGCGTCACGGTTAATGAAAAACTCTTCCGGCGGGACGCTCTCAATGCACAGCTCACCCATTTCCTTCTGGCGGCTTAGCTTTACGCTATGCACGGGCAGCTCAATCTCCATGCCCATCTGATCCATTGAGATTGCCATCTCAACGCTATGCTCAAGCACAGTTACGTTGTCATCGTCCACCAGATATGTGTACTCATCGTCGGATAGGTCGGTGAATGTGAAAATCTCGGCCTCTGGATATGTCATCCAGTATGCCTTTACGATACCTTGCTTTTTGACCAGCGCATCTTGGAAGGCGTCGTTGATGACACGGTATCCGTTCAGCCGGGTAAACTCGTGGTGCATAAACTCAGTGGCCTGCTCGGCCATTGCCACGTCCTCTGGGCCACGCGGCACAAATTCAACGGGCTTGGCTGTGCTGAGGAATATGCGCATCAGGCTTGGCTTCACGGAACGTACAGTATCCCGTACTTTTGTGGCTACAACCTTGCTGCGTCCATCCTCATAGCCAAGGTCAACCTCGCCGTCGTAGTAGCGCTGAGCCTTGATCCGGTCATCGCTGATCTCACTCTCAATGAAGTCCACTGCACTTGAGATTGCGTCTTGAACAATGGCCTCAATTTCGCTGCGTGATTTTGGTTTAAGTTCCATTATTGCTGGTCCTCTTCAAATGCTCGACCCGTCATTGCGCCAATAGCAGGAGCGCCCTGTCGTCCCAATAAGCCGGGCGCAGCTAGGGCAGAAGTTAAAGCGCCGCGCCCCAAAGGATTTCCATAAATTGCTTGAGAGGCGGCGGTAAGTCCTAGGCCGCCGAGGATAGAAGCCGCTGGCCTATTTTTAACTTGATTTAAGTAAAGCATGAGCGCTGCGCGGTCAGCTGTCCCAAGATCGGCTGTTGTCAGCCCAAGCACCTCTTCTGCCTCTTGTGCAAATTTCTGCTGAACGCCTTGACCCTTCGCTGTTTTTAACTTTTTACTTGACTTATCAATGGTCTTAGAGGCTTGAGCAAGTTGTTTTGGGGTGAACACCCCTTTCTTAGCGGTTGCATTGGCGACTGCCGTTCTGACGGGAAGCAATGTTTTCCAAGCGTTTTGAACATTTCTGTATTGCTCGGCAACTTCCGAGTTTGCACTGTTCATACTGTCTCGAACTAACTTTTGAACATTAAACAATGCAGTACCCAACTCCCTTTCAGATGCTGAATTGCTTGTGGAAAAATTTATAGCCCTAGCCCCAAGGTCGGAATCTATAGTGCTTAGTTGCCTTCCCGAAACAAGCCTATCACCAGTCTTGCCAATAATATTGTTAACTATTGTTGAAAATTGCTTTGCTCCCTGATCCCCAAGCTCGTCGCTTTTTACAAGAATTTTAAGCAATTCGTCTTCAAACTCGGAGTCAAAGTTTGCTGATAGTTTTGGAATTATTTTATCGTAAGCATTTGAAATTTCGTTGTTTGCAAAATCAAAAGCATCATTTCCGCTTAAATTCTTTGGAACTTTTAGGCCCGACTTCAAGATTGACAACGCTGCGCGCGTTTTGGTTCCAGACTCATTTAATACTTTTAATGCGTTGTCCATTGCAGCTCTATTAAAGTCCGCAGTTGCCCTTACTTGTTGCTCGGCAATAACGTCTCCGGCAAAAGGAACGGACGTGAGCTTTTGCTCAAACGCGGCTGTTTTTCCGCCAAACTTTTGCCCCGGGGTCAAACGAACCCCTTTCTTTTTTAGTTCGCTGGCGGCTTTATTTAATCTTGGAAAAAGAAAGTCAGACGCCTTACCTGTAACCGCGCCAACAGTTCCGCCGATAGCTGCCGACTTAGCACGCTCAGTCGCACCGCCTTCTCCAGCGCCGAAGCCGTAAAGCGCGCCTTCTAAGCCCGCAACTTTTGCCGCGCCAGTTACGCCAGCTCTAGCCAAACCAGCTCCACCCAAAAGTGCGGTTGGAAGTGAACCAACAATTTCTGCGGTTAGTGCTGTGCCGGGATTTTGCTCTGAAAACTGGTCTATAGCTTGCCGGACCTGAGCCAACTTTTCTTCATACGGCATGTCGCCCTTGCGCAAAAACGCTTCAATTTCATCAGCAAACCCAAAACTTAAACCCTGTAGCCCCGCCCGCGCCAAGCCAGCACCGTATGAGACCTCTTCAGTGTATTCGCCAGACGCGTCTATTTTGCCTTCTTTGGGTGATACTGGATTGTTTACTAAATATTGACGCACCACTGCCTCTTGCTCCGCCGCACTCATAGTGTCGGGTATGTCTCGCAGTATTGTTCCGTCCGGAAGCGTTACATCAACCATTATTTAAACCCCCCCTGTCCGTTGTTAAGGGATTGATCCCATACCCTTTCCCTACCATTGCTTGAAGAGGCTGCGCTTGCATTGCCTGAAGATGTCGAAGACGCATTAAAAACGCTCATGTCTATCTCGTATGGCTCTATAGGCTCATATCCTTGAGACCCGTAGATTTGAAAAATAGCGTTGTCATGCACCTTTTTCTTTCGGTCAAAAGACGCCATTTTCTGCTCAAGAAGATTTTTAATTTGAGTTGCAACAACTTCTTTATTTTGAAGAAGATTTACATCGCCACCAAGGTTCTGAATAATTCTTAAAGCGTCTTGCTCGGTCATAACGCCACCGCCGACAACCTCCAAACGCGACCGCCCTATCAAGCCCTGTAAAAGCCCTTGCGCAACTTTAGTATTTAATTCAGATGGCGACAATTTTGTATATTCATCACCGAAGTAACCACTAAGCAATGTTTTAGCGCCTGCGCTGAATTGATCCGCCAAACGATTTAAACCCTCATTGGTATCTCCAATTGAGCGCATGTACTTCTCAAAGGTTCTAATGCTGGATCGGTCTGTTGCTAATTCATCACTAAGTTTGTTGAATTGAGTAAAGTTTGGAACAGTTTGACCAAAGGTAGAATCCAAGACAGGAGAATACTTTGTAATATCTAAATTTTTACGCTCGCCGCTCTCCCCCAGCTGAAAGTATTGGCCGGAGGCTGGGTCAAAGTTGACCTCACCGATAATATCACCTGTTCCAGAGTCCCTATAAACGCCTTTGCTCTGAATGCCTTTGGGTGATTTATATTGAGCCAGATAGCCCTCAAAGGTTAAATCTGGCTTGCTGGATTTAACCTGAAGCCAGTTTTTCATGTCGGTGGTCAAGTCCACTTTGCTGCCAGTACCCATTTGCTTTAGCTGCTTTTGACGACTAAACGCCAAATCAGCAGCCTTCTCACTCTGCATAACGCTAAACGCGTCCTTAACGCCAATCGTGCGGTTTAACACAGCATCGGCTAAATCGTCACGACCTTGCGCTCGAAGCATAGCAACAGTCTTGTTTCGAGACATGTCTGCTACGCGCTGAACGCCTTGCTTGCGAATATCTGCGCCAATGCGCATGTCCTTCATAATTAAAGGGTCAAGCGCCGCAGCAAAGTTTTGGAAAGGGCTAAGGCCCGTGTCCTCACTTACCGTTGTTGCTTTGTCGAATAAGCCTAGGAGACCGCCACGCGGTTGACTTGGCTGCTGCGGATTCATGACCATTTACTTATACCCCATTGCCTTGCGCTTAGCGTCCATAAACGGGCGAATGACAAGTTTAAGTGCTGGCACTTTTGCCACAATTTTTGCCACTCTTTCGCCATATTTGCTGTAAGCGTTGTAAAACCAGTTTGGTGAATAACCGATAACCCACTCGCGGAACTGCATCCATTTTGGATCATCCTCGCCGTAAACCTCACGGGCCACCCAGCACATTTGCCCTATAGTCTGCAAGTAACTAAGCAGGCCGGGGCTTTGTGATTCCGTAATTGTTTTAGCCCCGCCTTCCTGAGCAATGCCAAGCGCGCTTAGCGGTGCTTGAAGCGACTGCGCTGGCGCACCAGTGTAGCCAGCGTATTGCTGTCTCGCCGCGTCGATTAACGCTTGCTGGATACCCTGCTGCAACAGACCCTGCTGGGCTTGCTGCTGCTGAATTGCTTGGCTTGTGCCAAATGCCTGCTGGCCAAGTTGGCCCATCTGAGACGCGGCGCCAAGTCGAGCTTGACGGTCAGACATCGCAGCCTGCAACGCTTGGCTGTAGTTTTGCTGACGCTGCTGCGCTGCCATGTCGCCCGCCATGCGACCATACTCGCCAGCCATAACGCCTTCAGCAACACCTTGGCGAGACCCGCCGAATGCGTTGGCCGCAGTTGCCTGCGCGCCGAGCGTGTTCATTGCCATCTGACGTTGCCGCTCAATGTCTTGTTGTGTGCGGTCAATAACCTCGCTAGTGTACGGGTTTGCGTACGCTCCGACTTGAAGTGGAGCCTGCATTGCGCGCTGCGTACCGCCGATTGCCCCCTGCAACGCCCCAGCAGCGGCTTGGTTTACGTTGAAACCCGGCTGTGGAGCCATTGGAGCTGGCTGGTATGTTGCGTTGGGCTGTGCAGTAGGCTGCGCCGCCATTGTTGGTGCTGGAGCTGGTCCTGCCATTTTACACGCCTTTCTTTGCTGAAGATATTAAAGTTTTATACATCATGTTTATGCTAACTCGTCGCCGCCTTGAGTCTTGCCTTAGCCTCACTTGATCTCTTTTCGCTGGAAACTAATTGCCCATTAACGTAAACGCTATAACGGTCATTTTCCATAACAACGCCGTCTTTTAAGCCTTGCTGTAATTGAGACTTTTCAATGTCAGCTACTTTGCTCCGAAGAACATCTGTTGCATCATCTTTATCATAATTCCCATAACCGTTTTCTTTGAGCCATTGCTGAGCCGAATTTTTGCTTTTTGCTAGATTTAAAACCTCTGAAGTGTCAACGGTTTGGGCCAATGCGTCATCCTTGGCTTTCACAGCCGCTGCTGCCGCTAGTTCGTTTCTTCGAGAGCCTGAGCTTTCGTAATGTATTCCACCCGGCGCTCTGTCTGCTTCGAATTTCGCCAACGTGGCTGGGTCTGAGTAATCATTTACAAAGGTTGTAGGTAAGGGAGTAGTGTAACCCGGTATGGCGGTCATGCCTGTGTTTGGAAGCGATGTAAATCCAACAGGAGCAGGCTCTGGCACGGGAGTTAAGTCAGAAAACCCAAAGTTTGCGCTCCCGTAATCAGAACTAAACGCATTGGGATCAAAGTCATACCCGCCAGCTGTCGTCTTGCCTGTCATTGGGTTTGTGATAGCCATGTTTGGATCGTAAGTTGACCCACCAGACTCGGCAAAGTTTTGGCCTTGCAGACCTATTGCATATTCCGGCGCGGCGCTACTTAATATGTTATCAGCAATGTTTCCGGCAACCCCGGGAATTCCGGTGAGATTGCCGCTTAATCCACCAGTAACAAGAGAACCACCGTATGAGCCTGCGCTAGACGGGCTGTCAAAGGAAGGCTCAATATTTAGTAGACCCTTAGCCGTATCAACAATGGTGCTGTTTGCGTTGCCGAGATTGTTCATGTAAATATTGTCAGCAGCCAACTGAGCTGGATTACTCATAGACTGAGACTGATATGCAGCATACTGCTCTGGCGTCATTTGAGACTCGGCTGTGCGCGTCGGGTCAAAACTGTCAAGGCCGACTGAGTCAGCTATTATTTGGCTGTAGTCTGCTATTTCATCGTTAGTTAAAGTTGAGCCACTAGCCGTTCCAGCACCCATGCCACCAGTAGCAACACCAGCGCCAGCACCAGCGCCAGCAACACCACCTCCACCACCAGCGCCAATCCCACCCAAATCACCCGGAGTAGACGCTACGGTGTAGTCAACTGGAGCTTGCATATTTGAGCCAGCAGCGCCTGTGAACGGGTCAATAAAGAAGCTATCTATATATTGCTTTTGACCGGGGCGGGCTTGCCCAAAGGCCTCAAGAGCTTGCTCATAAATTGGCAGAGCAGAATAACCACGCACACCGCCTGCGTATGTCGTTGGCGCTGGCATACCACCAGAAATATCTTCCATTGACATTCCGCCACCGGGCAGGCCAAAAGCGCCAGCTGCTTGTGCCGTGCCTTGAAACGCAGCTTCCTGCGAGGGAGTAAACGCAGCAACGGTTGGGCCATACTCAGGAATAAACCCCAACTTTGAGATCTTGTCAGCTTGGGTTAGATTGCGCCGAGCCGCGTCCTCAATGTACTCTGGGACTTCAACTGTTGAAGAGGTTGATCCACCTTTTCCCATTATTCAAACTCCTTAACATAGGACGTGTGCAGTGGCTTCCAACCGTGCTTCGCCAATGGTTTTTTCCAGCCAAAGCGACCAGTCATGGTTAGGGCCGCGCATCCTTGCGCTTTTGCCCACTCTATCACATCGTTGTGCATATCCAAAATTTGCTCCAATTCACCGCCGCCAAGGAACACGTTTAAAACTTTCTTTCGCGGATATACCACGATTTCAGTTACTATGCACCCCTTTGGCGTTGGCCACAACTGCATCGTACCCTTTTGCAAGCCAACAACCACATCCTCAAAGTTATGAGTGCCACCGCTGTAGCTTAAAGCTGCCTCAATCCAAGGCTTGCAGCGCGTTAGTTCTTCACTCATCCATGCAGCCTCGTTATTGCAATAGTGGACGCCGGTGCTGCGGGTGCAAACGCCGTTGCCGCAGTTGCATCAAGAAAACCGCTGGTGCTGTCAACGGCCCACATGGCCTCCAAGTAATCTCCAGCGGAAAGGTCAAGTATTGCAGATCGGCTAACCACAAGAGTTGCGCCATTTTGATGTAAAGCGTTTTTCATAGTCGAACCAGCAAGGTCAACTCCGTTGACGCGAGGCCAAAACCAGAAGTTTACAGTTGAACTGGATGTGGACGAAATCTGCGCCGAAAAGCTAACCATGTACTCGCCAGCTTCCTCGAATACCAAGCGCGAGGCTG